TTAATATTATTAAGTTTATTTTAAAAAACATAATTGTTTATTATATTTTATTATTAACAATAATTTTTAATATTTGTTTATTATTTAATATAATTTTAAATGTTTTTTATGTATAATGTATTATAATTAATTACAATTAAAGGGCTTATATGTTTAATTTAACTCAATTTCTAAAAAGTTATAACAAAAAATTGCACTGGAACCATAGAATTAAAAACTATATCCAAAGTGAAAACAAACTACTGGAATTTAACAAAGATAAAGCGAATTATTACAGTAATGTTGAGACTGCTATTGCATTTATAGGAGCTGTATCAATAGCTAGAGAGCTAAAGCTAAACATATCTAATGATTTGTATAAACGAAGAGTTTTAGAGCTTAAAAGTGAGGTTATTAATGTTCCAGTAGCTACTCAAAAAGTATCAAAGAGCTTAGAGAATGACCACTTTAATATTTATGGAGTTAAAAATATTCACGAACTCGCTGAACATATTATTGAAGACATTAAAAAAGTTGAAGTAGATGAGATAAAAGAAGTATTTAAAGATTATGTTTACTTCTTTACATATTCATATAAATATAATTCAATTAGGACTCATGTAGCTACAATTAGAAGAGCTATAAGAGAGTCAGACCTATCTCAAGAGCAAAAAGATATGGGAGTTCATGAATTTAAATTTAGTGAGCGAGTTCACGACTGGTTAAATGCTGGTGGTAAGCAAAACAGAACTAGCAATATGACAGAGGTTTTAAAACCTATTGAAGTTTCTTTTTTAAATGACTTTGTATCAAAATCTAAAAAATATTTAGATGTTAAAGTAAATAAAGCAAATAGAAAACTTGTATTTACTCATGTATCAACTATTTTAGCTTTATCAATTGGTAGAAGATTGACTGAGCTTGTTAGCAAATCAGAGTTTAAAAAAGTTAGTGATTATAAAATAGAAGTTATTGGATTAGCAAAAAAAAGACATGATGAAGTAGCAACTATTATAGTACCTACTTTGTTTTTAAATGCTGATGAGGTTATAAGAGCTGTATCTGTATTAAGAGATATACTTCCAAGCTCTCTGAGAGTCCAAGAGCAAAGAGATAAACATGCTCACAACCTAGCAGACTTTAAACTCATTGATAAGAGGCTATCAGTTCAAGGAAGTAAGTTTGCAAGTTTAAGAGCGATGTATGCAGTTGTATCAGAACTGATCTACAACCAAAACAATATCATCGAAGAGAATCGCAAACCTCAAGCAACTTTCATCCAGCAACTGTTAGGTCATGGAAGTGAAGACTTCACTACATACCAACACTACTACAAGAGACAAGTTCTTCTTAAAAACTTTGATTTACAAAGCTACCTAAACACTTCTAAAACTGCAATGATATAAACCAAAAAGGTACACCACCACCAAGAGTGGCGATGGAGTACCTTTTTTATGTGAGTCAGCTGCGGAACTTTTCTGTGACTATCCCTGGCATAAAGAGTGTGTCATTAGTATCATCTTTTATCTCAAGTATCACCTTTTTTAGCGATGTAATTTTTTCCGAGTATTATCTGAACTCCCACCCTTTACCTTTTTAGAGGCTCTCCAACACTATCAACTTAAATTGAGTTCCACATATTCGGAGTAAAACATTAGTCAAAAAAAAACAACTGTTACCAAAGTTACCAAGTGTTACCAAGTTGTTACCAAAATAAAAACAGCTACAAAGTACCATAAAATAGGAGTTTATAAAGAAGTGTTACCAAAGTTACCAAATAATAGATATATAGCCTCACAACAAATAAAATATAATTTAAAAATAAAAATAAAAAATATTTCTGATAGGGGGGGGGTATATCTCAAAACTTGGTAACACTAAACAGTTTAAAAAAACATTCTAAAAAAGCCTTTGAGATAGGCTTAGAAGCTTTTTAAAAGTGTTACCAACAAAATGGTAACATTTTGGTAACGAGGCTTTTAAATGGGTATTTTTATACAAAAAGAGATAAACTAATAAGATTAATTTTATAAAAAAAGGATAGAGATGATAAAAATGAGTAAAAAAACAAAGATAATAGGTTCGATAGTAATAGTTCTTATCATGATAGCTTCAGCACCATCTAAAGAAGAGAAAGATGCAGAACAAAAAGTGAGTATGGAAAAATTAAAAGTAGAAGTGTTAAAAATAAATGCTTTAAATGTAGATGATAATCTATATGCATATAAAAATTTAGTCAGTTACTACCCTGAAAATAAAACATATAAAAGTAAATATGCAAAATATAAACACATGTCAGATATTGAAACAATGTGCAGAACTAAATCAAGAGAGCAAGATAAACAATCTTTAAAAAATCCAAATACATACAATGGCGAAACCGATAGGTTCAATAAATGGCTTTCATCAAAAGAGTTTATAACGAGTTCTTCTTTTATGGGTAAAAATTCTTTTAATGTTGAGTTTAAATTTAACTCTCAATATAAATGTAGCATTACCAAAGAGGGTGTACAAATAGAAAAAATGTATATGAAACAACTATAAATTAAAATATGTGACCGTGCTGCATAAACAAAGTGTGACGGTCCGGTTAGTTTTTTAAAATTCGACCTATGACAATTCCAACTATCTCTAAGTGCTCTTGGCTCTCAGTCTTATTTATCTCTTCATCAGGATAAGCTTTATTACATGAAGATATGATTATATTTCCGTTTGTTCTAAAAGATAAATTTTTAACCATAATTCCGTTAACAGTTTCTATAATATATTTTCCATCTGCAAGATTATATTGTCCTTTTGCAAGTGGAGAAAATAAAACTATATCAGAACTATCAACATAAGGTTTCATGCTATCTCCTATTACTTCAATAGCTTTAACCTCTTTATCTTTATACCCTCTTTTGATAGAATGAGAATCTATATATAAATGGTCTATAATTTCTATATTTTCAATTACTCCAGTTGAACCAGCTCCAACATATCCATCAAGTAAAGGAACTCTAATAATATCCTTTATCATTTCACTATTTGAAAATTGACTTAATGCATATTCACTATCATCAAATAAAAATTGAACTGGAATTTTTAAAACCATAGCTAATACTTCAATAACTTCTAATTTAGGATTAGCTTTTTTTCCACTTTCATAACCTTGAATATTAGCTGGACTAAAGTTAGTTTTAACAATTTGAGATACACATATACCTAAATGATATTGAGTGTATCCTATTTTTTTTCTATATTTTTTTAATAGTTCACTAAACATAATAATAATCCTTTTTTAAAAAATACTACTATAGTTATTATATCGACAAAAATAATAATAATAAGATTAATCTTATTTTAATAAGGGTAAGAGTATTATTCTCATATGAAAAAAGAATATAAAGATTATTTATCCATAATAAAAGGTTTTGAAATTAGAGAAACTGCCTTAGTTATTGGAGCAAGTGAAGATGTACTTAGAAAGTATGTCAGAGGCGAGACTTATCCACGACTACCAATAGCAGTTATATTAGAAGATAAATTTGATATACCTTGTAAATTTTGGATATTAAATCATGAGAAAAATAAATAAAATGTATTCCACTAAAGAAATTGCTACTATTTTAGAAGTTGATGAGAGAACTGTGAGAAATTATATAACTCAAGGTCTTTTAAAAGCTGAGAAAACTGGTAAAGATTTCAAAATCAATACTCACTCTTTAAATGATTATTTTAAAAACCATCTAAACAAAACACGAATTGCTACTGGTAAAAATAAAAAACTTACATCTAATGAAGTCCAGCACCTAGAAGCTTTTATACAGTATTTAAAAAACACAAATACAATTGAAGAATTTATAACTATCTTTGAAAGTAAAGAGTTTGATATTCCTTTTTTAGAGGTCTATCAAAGATTTACACGAAACAAAATAATAAAGCAAGATAAAAAAGAGGGCATGACATATAAAGAACTGGCTACTAAAAACAATTTGCACATAAAGACCATCGAAAAAATACTAAAAAATGAAGATGCAAATAAATGAATACTATAATACAGATAAAAAAAGGTTTAGAATATGAGTAATCAATTAACAATCTCAGAACTAAAACAAAGAGTAGATATAGTTGAATATATTGGCAATAAAATACAACTTAAAAAAAATGGTGCGAATTTTAGTGCTTGTTGTCCGTTTCATGATGAGTCTACACCAAGTTTTCAAGTTTCTCCAAGTAAGCAAATTGCTACTTGTTTTGGTGGGTGTACAAATGGTAAAGGTAAAGCTTTTGATATTTTAGATTTTATACAAAAGTTTCATAATGTTTCAAACATAGAAGCTATAAATCTTTTAAGAGAGTATGCTGGTTCTCCATACCAAGCTTATTCAACACCTCAAAATTATCAAGCTCAAAAACAAGAAACTCCAAAAGATAAAACAGCGATACAAACAAAGTTAAATAAAACAGCTACAGCTCTGATGCATAATCACAATAAGCTTACTATTTTTAAATTGATACCAACTGAACATGAAAACAGAACTGATCTATATGTTCTTATTCATGAGCTGTATCATAAGCTCTTTGAGAAAAAACAATTTACTATGAGCATGGAGCTTAAAAAAAGAACTAACTATATGCTGAAATATATTTTAGCTTATGACTCGTTTTTTAAGTGTCCAGCGATTATCATCCGTGACCATACAGGTGTGGTTTGTGATATCGCAAAATATAGACCTCAGAAACCTGATAGTTTCTCAAGCTTTTCAAATCCTAAATACATGTATATAAAAGAGGAAGATAAACTCAAAGACAGAGGGGATGACTTCCTATACCCATTTAGTAAAGAGATGGATAGACTCATAGATAAGCATAATTTCTTTTTTATAGGCGAGGGTTTAAAGAATGCTCTTGTTGCTTTTTTATTTGGAGTTCCTTTTATATCTCTAGAAAGTGTAAGTAATGGCATTAGTGAGAATTTAAAAGACTACATAAAAGAAAAATCAAAAAATAAAACCATAATAGGAGCATTCGATGGCGATGAAAAATTAAATGATGACAAAAGCTACAGCAAAGGACATGGAGCTTATTTAAAAGCAAAAGAGGTACTAGGTATAGAGTTCAATAATCTTTTTAAGTTTGATAGTAATATAGATTTTGCAGACTACTTAAAAGATGAAAATAATCTTATTGATTTTGATAAAAAGTTTAACGACTTATTTATAAATATGTTTAAAAATGAAACAACCACATGAAACATATTAATAAACTATTGACTTTATACATACAAAGTAAGTATAATAATTTATCTAAAGCAAAAGAGGTCTAAAAATGGGTGAAGATAATAATCCAACTCTATTTCCAGTTAAATATAAAAGAGTTAAAAAAACATATACGATTAGAGAAGATGTTGCTAAGGATTTTATAGATAATAGTATCAATGAAAATATGTCTTCAATTGTTGAAAAATTATTGAAAGGTTATTTAGCAAGTAGAGGTTTTGAGAAATATAAAGTAGTTTAAGAGTAGCTGGTAAACAGCTAAACTTAGTAAAAGGCAAATTAATACCGTTCGTGGTTGTCCGTATTATACCTTTTACTAAGTTAAAAAATCAAGAGTTTTATAACAAAAGGGTTGATTCGTGAAAAATATCACATATTTTAGTATGATTTTTAAAAAAGTATTATCAGAAGAGTTTGTTAATGCATATTTAAAAAGAGTGTCTAAATTAAAAAAACAGAGAATTGCAACTGTTAAAAAAGAGTATAAATCATACTTAAAAAACTTATCTCTTGAAACTCATTTTAAAATTATTTTTAAAGAGGCTCTTCCTGAAGCATCTATAAGACTACATTTAAAAAACATATCAGAATTACAAAAACTAGAGACTTCTATAGTCCTTGATAAATTTGAAGACTACCTCAGAGTTTTACCTTTAGACTCTCACTTTGAGGTAGTTGAAAACAAAATAACTTCTCAAGTAATAAAAGAACAATATTTTCAAAAATTAGTTTCACTAACTGGTACAAATTTAAGAGCTATACAAAAAGATTTTAAATCATTTGTAGCACAAAAACAAGCTTCTCAAAGTCAAGATGATTATAAAAAACTTCCTCTTTTACTGGATAGAACTTTTGAGTTAGGTTACACTCCCTACATATCTTATCAATACTCAGAGAGCCATAATATACTAAGCTATGACACAGAACATGAAAGTATAAATTTATGTAATCTTTTTGTACCAGTTTCAAAAATTACGAGTGAGATAAATGGTAAAAAGAAAACTCACTTAAAAATCTTGATGAGATACATGAATAAAAATGTTGAGATTATAGAATCTACAAGAGACTTAATCAAAACAGATAGACTTGCTAATACTTTTGGAGATTATGGTTTTATTATAGATAATCCAAGAGCTTCAAAAATGGCAAAGTTCATAGCTGACTATACACTTGATAATCAGTACAAAATTAAGCATGAGATAGGTCGTTTACAAACTGGCTGGAATGATAATATATTTTACATGCCTCAAAGAACTCAAGATGTTGTTTGGTTGGAGTCTAGCTTAAGAAGAGCATATGTAGAATATGGAACTTATGATAATCAACTTACTTTATTAAAAGAACTTTCAAAAGGTAAGGTTTTTATAAATGTACTTGGAGCTTTTGCAAGTTCACTTTATGGCATCTTAAATCCTATGAACTTTTTTATTCATAATGGTGGTATTACAGAGGGTGGTAAATCACTAGCTGTTAAATGTGCTCTTAGTTTTTTTGGAAAACCATCCAGTATGGGTAACAACTGGAACACTACACTAAATGGTTTAGAAACTTATTGGGAGCAAAACCATTCAATGCCTATGTGGATTGATGAGATGGAAGTATCATCAAGAATAGAAAATATTATAGAAGCTGTTTATGTTTTTTCAGATGGTCATGGAAAGCTAAGAGCATATGCAAAAGATGAAGAGGTTAGACAAAGAGAGACTAAGACTTTCAAGGGTATCTGCTTTACTACTGGCGAAAAATCATTTGTAGAAATTCAGAACATGGCAAACAATCGCTCAAAGCCTCGTGGTATTACTGGTAGGGTTTTAGATTTAAACATAAAAGATCTATGGGAAAATATCGACATGGAACTTGTTAAAGATTTACTAGACAATAATCACGGAATTTTAGGAGTTGAGTTTATTAAATATTTAGAACAAAATGCTCAAGCAATTAAAGAAGACTATAAAAACCAAACTTCTTTTTTTAATGGCATTGTTTCAGGTCGTAAAGCTGACCAGTTCGGACTATTGAAATTAGTATTAGAAATTATGTACAGAATGAAATTAATAGATACATATCAATACGATATACAAGTAGCAAATTTAAAACATTTTGCAAAATTAGAATCTGAAAAATTAACAATTATAAAAGATACTTTTACAGAATTTAAAGAAGCATATACTGAGTTCGTATTATCAAATAGTGAATATTTTGATTTTGTTAATGACTTAGGATATATAGATGTACATACTAAAACTCCTTTCTATGGTAAAGTAGATTTACAAGCAAATACGGTCTCAGTATTTAAGAAACTATTTCAGAACTGGTGTATAGAGCATAACTTTGTTAAAGACCAAGTTTTAGAAACTTTAGATGATAATAAAAATATAACGATTGCAAAAGGTCGTGAAAATTATAGAGACTCTGTAACAAGGTTTGCTGGTAAACCTATGAAGTGTTACCAATTTATAAGACTCTTTGAAAAATCAACTGCTGATATTCCAACTACATATGAGACTATTTCAAAAGATAAACCAGTATCTGCTCCAGCTCCTGAACCAGTAGTTGAAGAACCAGCAAATCTTTTAAACCAAACCGATGAAATTCCATTTTAGAAGTCAATTATGAAATCATGGAAAATTATATATCTAGATACTAAAAACATTCAAAGAGAAATAACTATACATGAAGCCGAGGGTTTCACTAAAGAAGAAATTTATATAGGTTTTGATAGCTCAGATATTGAGATAGTCTCTATTAAGGAAATTTCATGATAAAAGATATTGAAAAATTTATATTATGGTTTTATCCAATCGGTGCTATTTTAATTATAGCTATATACTTGCTAAGGCTCATCTCGTACCTTTTCTTTTTTTATAGGCTCACTAAAGATGATGTAAAACTAGACTTCATCCTCCTACTTCGTGATTTATCTCCAAAACACTATTATAAAACTTTAAAAAAGATGTAATTCAAAGAACCTAACTAGCGAACTTTCAAGTATGTCTCCGACATAGATGTCGGAGACATAAAATCGTGACAGTACAGGCTACAAAAAGTGTGAACAATCGAGCAGATAAAAGTGTGACCGACCGGCAACAAATATCTCAAGCACCAACAAATATAACGATGCCACATGACATAAAAATAAATGTGATGTAGCAGCAGAACTTTTATGTGACAAGACCAGGCACAAAGAGTGTGTCTGCAGTATCGCTTTTTAAAACGATGCGATATCTTAGAATAAAACTTTTTAATACCCTACTCTCTTTTTTCCTTAACATCTGCGACAATTTGAAAATTCAAAATTATAGGCGCAGAGTTGAAATTTTCTTTTAAAAATCCATTTTCTAATAAAACACCTCAATCAAAAAAACATCTAGGTATTGATGGCTTTGCAAATATTGCAAAAGGTATCGGTGGCAAAAAAGATACTTTACAAAATAGCTCATTCAATAGAATCTCTTTAGATTTAGGTAAAAACCATGCACTCGCTGAAGAGCTATACCAGTATAACTGGCTAGTTGGTAACATTGCAGATATTCCAGCAAACGAAGCGACTCGTGCTTGGTGTAATATCACTTCAAATAAAACTGATGAACTTAAAAAAGTAAAAAAACTATTTAAAAAACTTCGCTTAAAGCAAAGAGTTAAAACTGCTCTTACATTTGCAGACCTCTTTGGTGGTTCTGCTCTTTACATGGTTATCAATGATGGACACACTCAAGATAAACCTCTAAATCTTCGCAACATCAAAAAGAACTCATTTAAAAAAATCAGAGTATTAGAACCATCTCATTTGATACCAGTTGTTAATGGTATTGATGAGCCTGAACAATATCAACTATTTGGTACTACTGGCGAAAACATCATTATTCATAAATCACGACTTCTTATCTTTAGAGGTTTAGAACTTCCTCAAAACAAAAAAATAGAAAATAATTACTGGGGTGGCTCAAAAGTTCAAAGAAGTATGGAGCCTATCATAGCAAGTGATACGACTATCAATGCCATTGTAAATATGCTTACAGAAACAAATGTAAATGTCTATAAAATGGAGGGCTTAACCGACTTAGCTATTGAAGATGAAGATGAAGAGGCTATCAAGCGAATACAAATCATTGACACTATGAAAAGTTATCTAAATGCAATCGTACTAGATAGCAAAGATGATTTTATAAAAAGAACTAATGACTTCAAAGATTTACATCAAATTGATATAGCAACTCTAATCCGTGTTGCTGGTTCTGCTGAAATTCCAGCGACTCTTCTTTTTGGAAAATCTCCTGATGGACAAAATGCAACTGGTGCATCTGACTTTCAAGGTTTTCATGACCGTATTAATCGTTTACAAACTGACAAGATTGAGCCATATTTAGAAACACTCATCAGCATCGCCTCTTATTCTGAAAATGGAAGTAATATAGAAGATTATGAAATTTTTTGGAATTCGCTTGTTCAAGAAACTAAAAAAGAAAAATCAGACCGAGAGAAAGTAGAAGCTGATACAGATAAAACTTTGATAGATGTACAAATCATTACTAAAGAAGAAGCTAGAAAATCTCTCAGAGAAAACAACTCAAGATATTCTTTTTTAGAGGTCAAAAAAGATGAAGAGAAACAAAATGCTTAAGAACCTTTTAGCTCTTGATGACCAAGTTCAAATCATAGAAAAAAAGTTAAATGATAACGGTTACTTAGTTATCAGATGTATTTTTGCTAGAACTGGAATCCAAGAGAGATATGGTGCTGAAATAAACTCAGACTTTGAAGCTACAAAGCTTTATAAAGAATATCGCTCTCCAAAAGAAGTATTTAAACCTGAAGTATTAAAAGCTTTCAGAAATGTAGTAATAACTAATGACCATCCTCAAGGACTTCTCACATCTTCAAACACTAGCTCTCACTCTGTCGGTTTTGTATCTTCAGAGGTTATTGTCATAGATAACACTTATTTAGAATGTGAAATTACTATCTATGATAAGGGAGTTATTGAGGATATACAAAACGGAAAAGTTGAGTTATCGGCTGGGTATTTATACTCTTTATTAATGGTTGAAAATGAAGAGTATGACTATCTTCAAACAGATTTTAAACCAAATCATATTGCTATCGTTCAAGCTGGTCGTTGTGGCTTAGAATGTTCACTAGCATTTGACAATCAATCCAAACCAAACAAAGGAAAAAGCATGAAAAAAATAGTGTTTAAAAGAATGATGCCTGATGGCTCTGAAAACATAATCGCAACGATTGAGGTTTCAGATGAATCAGCTGTAGCTGTTCAAGGTGTAGCAGATATGATTTTTAAAAAATCAGAGGCTATGGTAACTGCAAGTAAAGCAACTGACGAAGAGTTAACAGCTCTAAAAGATGATGTAAAAGCTAAAGATGAAGAGATTGAAGAGAAAACAACTGCTCTTGATAAGCTTCAAGCTCAAGTAGATACTCATCAGCAAGTTGGTACAGATGCAAAGGCTGTTCAAGCTCTAGCTCTTGATTTAGCTGGTGTTATTGTAGTAGCTCAAGACTGTGCAATTGATACAACTGGTAAAGATATTGAAAGTATCAAAAAAGCTGTAATTTCAAAAGTTCAACCTGATCTAGCACTAGATGGAAAATCTCCTGAATATATTGGTTATGCATTTGACAATGTAGCAAGTCAACTAAAAGGTGCTGATGCTTCTTTTTTAAAGGCTATGCAATTTACACCAGTTAAAGGCTTAGATGAAAAACAAAAACTAGCAAATGATGCACAGACAACATTTGGAAAAACTTACGGAGGTAATGACTAATGAGTGGTTCAATTCAAGATAGTTATGGCAAAAGAGCCAAAGGGTTTAAAGGTGGATTAGCTAATAGTAATCCAACTACAGAAAAAAATGCAGTTGCTGGAATGGCTCTAGCAATTGGTACATTTGTAAAAGCAAGTGCTACTGGTCTTGTTGACCTAACAGCGATTACAGATAATGTTGATGGTGTAGTTTTAAAATCAACTGCTCTTGATACTGTGACAGTACAGGCTGGTTCAAGTGTGACTCTTGCAAAAAGAGCTAGTGTTTTTATGGAATGTGAAACTGCTTGTGTAGAGGGCGAAACTGTACATGTAAGATTTATAGTTGGTGCTGGTTCTGAACCAGTTGGAAATGTAAGAAATGTTGCTGATGGTGTTACTACTGCTGTTGTAAATGCTACATTTGCTGAAACTTTGACTTCTGCTGGTTTAGTAGAAATCGAATTAAATTTATAAAAGGTAAGGTCTTATGGATAGATTAAAAAGTATATCGCCAATTTTAGCTTCAATACTAGCGAACGATGGCATTGCAGATGTAAACCCAGCTGATGTTGCTTCGGCTCTTGTAAAAGTAGAAACTGAAGCTTACAAAGTAGAATATCAAGATATTGTTTTTCACGAACTGTTTGATGTAGTAAATCTTAATGATACAACTGCAACTTCTTTTGGTTATTACTACATTACTGAAGCTGGTAAAGCTCAACTGTCAAACCCTGATGGGAAGATTGCATGGATTGACTCTATGCTTCAAATGAAACAAGCACCATTACACGATGGTAATGTTGGTTACAAGTACACTTTAAAAGAACTGGCTCGTGTAGCTAAGTTAAAAACTGCACTTGACTCTTTAAAAGTTGAGACTGCTATTGGTGCAACTTTAGAACTAGCTCAAGATATATGTTTTGATGGCGATGCAAAGAGAGATATTGTAGGTTTCTTCAATAACCTTGATGTTCCATCTGTTTCACTTATTGCTGGTACTGGTGGTAACACATGGGCTCTTAAAACTTCTGATGAAATCCTTGCAGATATTAATCATTTATTTGCAACTGCATTCGCTACTACAAAGCAAATTGAGTTCAAAATTGGTTCTAAAACTACTAGACTAATGTTGCCAACTGCTCTTTATTCTTTAATCGCTACTAAGAAAATGAGTGAGCAATCAGATAAATCTATTTTAGATTATGTGGTTAAAAACTGTCCTCATCTTACTGATTTAAAACAAGTAATTCCGTCTGCACAAATTCCAGCTGATACGATGAGAATCTATCAAAAAGACAAAAGAAAAATTGCTTTTTACTGGGGTCACATGATTAACTTCAAAGCTCCTCAACCTGATGACTTAAACATCAAAGTTCCAGCTGACTTTAGTATCGGTGGTCTTGTTATTCGTAAACCTCAATCAATTTGGGACATGGGAGGTCTTTCATAATGAAAAAATTTACTAACTTAACTACAGCTCTTATACTTTTAAACTATATGGCTGGTAAAACAAGAAAAGTACATGAGCTACATGGTGGTAAAGCTATTGTTTGTGAGCATATGACAGATGAAGATGTTGCTTACTATGTAGAAAAAAAGAAAATCAAGGTAGAGGAAGTTAAAAAAACTCCACCACCTCCACCTGAAGCAATCGTGCTACCTGAAAGTCCTACTGCTGAACTTTTAAAAACAACTTTTACTGTTCCTCAGTTAAGACAGTATTGTAAAGAGCAAGAACCAAAGCTAGTCGTTCCAACTGGTTCTAAAGAAGATGATATCGTTGAAATCATCTTAGCTTCTCTAGAATCTAAAGAGTAGTCATGGTTGATGTAGCAACTTTCAGAACTAGATATCCTGAGTTCACTCTTGCGTTATTTCCTGATGCAGTTGTTACAACACACCTAGAAGAGTCAAAAACTCTTCTTAGTGTTGATAGATGTGGTAAAAAATATGAACTTCTAATTTTTCTTTTAATGGCTCATGAGCTTAAGCTCAAAGGTGCTGAAACGATAGAAGCTGGAGTTGAAATATCTCGCTCAATAGAGGGTGGTTCAAGAACTCTTAAAAACATAGCTACTACAGATAAACAACTTTACTATTCAAAAACTTCATACGGTCAAAAATATTTAGCTATCAAAGCAACTATTCGTTTTGCTGGTGCAGTATTATGCGAATAAATGCGAAGCTAAAAAGTAAGAAGTTAAATAAAAAACTATATAACGATTTAAAAAAAATAGCTGGTAAAATCAATGCTGGTTATCCTAAAGAAAATAGTGAATCCCATGAGCTTGATACAAATGGTTACTCAGCTTTAGACAAAGCTTATGCGATTAATTATGCAAACAAAGACTTTATACCCTACCTCCAAATTTCCTATGAAAACAATAAACTCAAATATCAAAAGAGGTTTAAACAGATAGTTAGATTAAATCCAAGTAAACAAAAAAAACAATTAGATAATTTAGGTGCAGAAATGGTCGAAGATATTAAAGAAACTTTATCAAGTATTCAGTTCTCTCCAACATCTAACAATGCTGGTTGTATTTATGGTGCTGTAAGTTTTGTAAGGGTTAAAATATGACTAGAGAAATATTTGCACCTGATCTACAAGACTATGAAGTTACTAAGTTAGACTCAGTTACAACATCTCAAGCTGGAGTACAAGAACAAAACACTTCTACTGCTCCATGTAGCCTCGCTATTTATGACAAAGGTACAAAATTAATCCGTCAAGGCAAAGAAGACTCCTACCTCGTTTCAACTATCCACATCTACTCAGACCCAAAGGTTCTAAACTTCGTTGATAAAGTTCCTTACAATGGTTTAATTTATCATGTTTTAGAAAATAAAAACTATAAAGAGCATTCATTTTATAAGGCTATGGCTAATGTATAAACTAGCTCCTCTTTTAATGGTTTCTTACATCAAAAGTATTGATGCAGCTCTTGAGGTTTTCGATGCGACAAAAACATTCAAAGAGCCGAGTGATTATGCTTCATTTTATATTTTAAATGTAACTCCAGTATCTCCTCATGAAAACTTAGTAGATGAAACTGGAGTAAATGAGATTGACCACACTAAACAATTCACATACAAAGAAACTTCATACTTGATGATTAGAGTTGATTTTAGAGGAGATAATTGTTCGGACAATATGGCACTTTTTAAGAGTTCTTTCTTACTGGAAGCTCAGAGAGAATTATTAAAAGAGGCTGGTTTTGGTTTCTTAGGTTTGAGTCCAGTTCAACCAATAAATAGCTTGAGAGATTCTAAAGCTAAATATGGTTTGACAACGACTCTCAAGCTGATAGGTTCAATATTAGTGACTGATGAAAGTCCTATTATAGATGACATCGTTATTGATGTCTCAAACACATTATAAAGGAATAATATGGATAGTGTAAGAGCGAGTACGGTATCTCTCAAGAGTTACCCTAAAACGGCTTTCGATAGTATGCTTATTTTAACAGATAAAGCAACATTTGATGAACCATTTAGAGTTTATCAAGACCCAATAGGTTTTTTTGAGGATAACACTCATGATAATTTAGTTCAAGCTGGTTTAGTTATTTTTGGTCAAGAGCCAAAGATTACAACTGTGATAGTTGCTAAAACAGCTGTTAATTTAGACATTGGTGCATTGATGGTTGACATGGTCAATTTAGATGCAGTCCTTGATGTTGACTTCTTCAAAGTTGGAGTTATATCAGCTCACACAGATGACCAGTTAGTAGAACTAGCAAAGTTCATAGAGACTCAAGAGAATATGGCAACATTTTTCACGAACAATCCTCTAGTAATTGCAATTGATAGTACAGACTTAGCAAGTCGCTTACAAGCAATAGGTATCAGAAAATCATCTGTATGGTATCACAAAGACAAAAGACTTGATATGGCTTTCACTTCAAGATTTTTAGGTGAAGACATAGGTCTTGTTTCTGCTAAATTCTTGGTTCTTAGTGGGATTGATTCTAGTGATTTAAGCTCTAGCGAATTATCGAACCTAGAGGGTAAAAACTGTAATGTTTATGACAGAGAGCGAAAAAAATATGTCATGACAAAGCAAGGTATCACACCAAGTGGCGAAAACATCAACAGTGTAGCTGGAGAGATATTTGTAAGTGTTACATGTATCGAAGCGACTTATGAAGTTTTACTTAATAACTCAAAAATCTCTTTCAATAAATTTGATTTGAAAAAAATTAGGTCTGCGATTATCTTCAAACTTAGAAGAGCTCAAAAACAAAAGATTATCGCTGAAGATGATGCAGAACTTGGAGCTGGTTTCTTAATAGCTGTAACTCCTCTAAGAGCTGAATCTAAAATAGAGTATGACATCAAGTATTTAGATGCTGGAACTCTTAAATGGGTAAGTATCAAATTTACATCTTACAAAGATGATAATCAATTTAACATTGAAAGGACTGCATAATGAGTTTTAAAACAGTAGCAAGTTTAATCAATCTTTTTTTAGAGGTTGGTGGTTTTAGAATAACTGGTTTTGCTGAAGATGCAATCAAAATCCAACTACCTGAATGGCTGATAACATCAAAAAAAGGTTTAGACAATGTGGCATGGTTAGCTCAACTTGACTCAGCTCAAGAGCTTGTAGCAACTGTTACTCTATCAGGAGACTCTCCATCCGTTAAAGTATTGAAAGGTTATGAGAAAGCAAAGCTTGTCATTCCTTTTCGTTTTGAGTGGGATGATATAGGTGTATTTATTGAAGCCTTAGATTGTATCGTTCAAGAGGTAGGTTCACTAGATGTTGGAACTGAGATGCCTGATGTTGTATTTGAAATTAAAATCAAAAACTTCATTGAGATGAAAGGTCTATAGGATGACTAAAGAACTTACTCCTGAGCAAGAAGCTCTACTTGCAGAGTGTAGTGAAAAATATGAAGTAAGAGACTTTGCAACAACTACTGAGTCTCTTAACTACACTAGAAAAATGGCTTCGGCTATGTCAAATATGAAAGTTGATTTAGACTCGATGAAAGATGAAGATGTATCTGCAATTTTTGAGTTTTTTGACCCTACACTTATTAAGTATGTTGTAGATACATTCGTACTAAAAAAAGGTAAGAAAAAATCAAAACCAGTTAACTATGAGAGAGAGTTTATAGGAGACTTTGGAATGCTTATGGGTGTTTTTCTTATGGCTGTTAAGCACTTAAGCGAAAAGGCAACTGGTGGAAAAAAGCCACAAGCTCCAGCTCAGGAAGAGACGGAGCAGATAAAATCGACAAAGAGGTCTTCGACCTCATAAAAGATAGCGATTTAGACATCATGGAACTTCGATGTCTATCTCTAGTTAAAGCTGGTCTTGTATCTCACAAAGAAGTCTTAAATATGAACTTCCAAGAGTTTGAGAGACTAGAAAAATTTAACATTTTAACCAACAAAATCGAAGAGAATCACTACAAAAAGAACTCTTCTCTTAAAGGCAAAAACCAAACTCCTGAAAAAACATCAGGAGCTTTAGTTATTAAAAATACTGGCGAATACGAAAGGACTTAAACTATGACTATTGGAGATTTAACATACTCACTCGGTGCTGAATGGGATGAGGGTTCACTAAAAGGCATAGAAAATGGTTTTAAGAATGTAGCCAAAGGATTTATGACTGCTGTTGGTGTTGCAAGTGGTGCAATGGCTGGAACTTTTGCAGTTGTAAAAGAGTTTGCCGAGGCAAATGATGAACTTGGAAAAATGGCACGAAATAGAGATATCGCAGTTGATAGTTTACAAGCATTACAGTACAGTTTTGAGGGTGCTGGTCTTGCTGGTTCTAAAGCTGGAGATGTACTTGAAGCACTTCAACAACAAAAAGAGAAATTTAAAACTGGTAAAGCTGATTATGAAGCCTTTGACAGAATAGGTGTAAATCCAAATGCATACTCAAATACAGAGGATTACTTTAATGCTGTTATAGATGGTTTAGGTAATTTAAAAGATGAAGCTACCAAAGCAGATTTAGCAAAAAGACTTCTTGGTTCTTCAGATATGAAAAATCTTATTGATGGTGGTTCTGAAGCAATTAAAAAACAAAAAGCAGAACTAAAAGAACTTGGTGTTTTAATAAGTAATCAAGATTATAAAGAGTCTGCTGATTTTAATGCCACTCTCCTAAAAACAATGACTATATTAAAAGGTTTAGCAAATAAAGTAATGACTTCTATCATGCCTATATTTACTAAGCTTATGAAACAATTTAACTCTTTTATAGATGCAAATAAAGAGCTTTTATCATCAGGTCTCAAAACTTTTTTAAATGCAATCATAGATGGCTCCACTTTCTTTTTATCTCTTATAGGTCGAATTATAGAGCATTTAGGTGGTTTAAAAGTCATTGTAGCAGTTATCTCTGGACTCTTACTATTTTGGTACTATCCAATCATTTTAATTACTGCTGGAATACTTGCTCTTATGCTTATCTTTGATGATGTTATGAGCTTCTTCAAAGGCGAAGACAGTTTGATAGCTGACTGGCTCGGTGTAGATGATATAGATGACTTTAAAAATCAGTTTCCAAAGATTACAGCAGTAGCTCAAGCTGTCGTAGATACCATGATAGGAATTTTCACTTATTTCAAAGATACTTTTTTCAATATATGGGATTTAGTAACTGGAGCTATTAGTTTTGATGAGGCACTATCAAATCAAGTCGAGACAATTAATAACTTTTTAGAATCTATTGGAAACATATTTAACGACTTTGTAACTTGGATAGTTTCTCTCTTTGACTCAATAGATCTATTCGGTGGTATAAAAGACCAAATCAACGATATTAAAGACACTGTATCAAGTTTTATCCCTGATATGCCTAGTTTAGAAAATGTTACCAGTACAGTCACAAATATGCTTCCGAGCATGGATAGTTTATCTTCTTTTATGGGCTTCCCTACTGCACCAGCTCCTCAACCAGTTCTAGCTCAAGCATCGCCACAAAGAGAGATGGTGGACTCATCTCAAACAACTACAAATACTTATCATATAAGTGCTTCAGTAGATGCAAAAAACAAAAGTATTAGTGAGGCAATTCAAGAAATCACTAATCCATCAGGATATTAAAAATGCAGTATGATTTTAGTTACTATGATACTAAAAAACATAAGTTTGGAAATATAGAACTTGATGCATTACTGTCTCAAGATATAACTCTTACAAACATTGTCTCAGAGCATCCATTAGAAACTGGAGAGATACTCAACGATGCAATTCATAATCAACCTTTGGAAATCTCATTTTCTGCTGTTATCTCAGATATGCCACAAAGCTCAACTGATGAACTTGTAAAGAGTTCTGACCTAGCAAACACTCTTCTTACTTCAAAATCTATATCAGGCTCTAAGAGTTTAAAAGCATGGATAGACCTATCAGCATTATGGAAAGCAAAACAATTAGTTTCAATCACTTCTCCAGTACAAAGTGAACCATTTGAAGATATGGCTATTTTAAAAATTCATGTATCAGTAGAGAGTGTAAAAGGTATTACTTTTACAGTTGATTTGAAACAAGTTCTTATTACTGAAAATATTAAAAAAATGAACCTAGCTCCTGAAGTTGGAAAGCAAAGTGAGAGAGCATGAGTAAACTGACAAACAAACTATTTCAAACATACTCAAATGAGAGTGAAGTCATAAGAATAGATATCCTCTTCAATAATATTTTTAACTTCTTTTATTTTGAGACTTATGAAAATGATGTACTTATCAAAGGTAATACTAGAATCGTAAACAACTATGAAAACGAGCATTTGAAATTCTCTTCTTTACGGGCTGATTATGCTTCGTTTGAAATGGTTGAGACTTTCACACTAGAGTTTAAAAATGACTAGCACTTTATCTACTAGAAACATAAGTATTGTACTTAATGATAAATATGAAATAAATTTAGATTTGCACATAAAAGTAAGTATTACTAAAAGTCGTTTAGCTCTTCCAAACTCTGCAAAATTAGAGATATTTAACATAAGCGAAAAAACATTTATAAGACTTAAAGCTGAACCATTAATCAAGGTCAGTATAGATGGCAAACAGAGCTTTACTGGTAAGGTCATAAATGTTCCAAATGAGTACAAAGGTACTTCATGGTTATGTACTATTTATTGTAACGATGTTAGAACAAAACCTTTCAAAAAACCTCAGTATTTAGATATTCCAAAAGGTACAACAAACGAGGGTATTTTAAAAGCTATGGCTTCATCTATATCTGATGTGAAGCTTGATACATCTGCATTTAGTGAGTGTGCAAAATCAAAAGGCTCTCTCTTGAAATCAATGGTTGTTGAGTTCAAAAAAGAGGGCGATATTATGGGAGCTATGCAGAACATGTTTAAAGGATGTGATGCAGAGGTTATCAAAGAAGATGGAACTGTTAAAATTCAGCATACTGGCTCAGTACCAAATCAAGCTAAACCTCTGAAGTTTGATAGACTCTTAGAATCTCCTAAACTCTCTCATAGAGATATAGAAGTGAAAATCCCTTTTAACTCAAAGGTAAAACTTGGATATGGCTTTGAGATACAACCAAAAAGCATAAGCACAAAAATAGAAGCTCCCTACACTTATAAAAATCAATTTGAATTAAAGACTTATAGAATATCAGAGTTCACACATGTAGCTGATAACTTCACAACTACAGTCGCAATAACTACAATAAAAGGGTTAAATTTTGGATGAAATGCAACTGGTACTATTTGACTACATGGAAAAACTCTTCTCTGATAAACTAGAGCAGATTTATACAATGCAACCAGCAACGATAATCTCATTTGATAGTGATGAGAATACTGTGAACTGTACTCTAGATAAAGAGGGAATCACACTTAAAGAGATTCCAATAACTTTATTTGGAAATCCTAGCAGTTATATCACTACACCAACACTAGAAGCTGGAACTAAAGGCTTGTTAATATTTTGTAAACATGATTTATATTCATGGATAGAAGATGATACAGATGCAGATGCAAAAACAGACTTCTCAAAGAACAATGCTTTTTTTCTTATAGGCTTGACTAATCACAATCACAAAATAACTTACAATCTAAATGCAGTTGAAATAAAGACTGATAAAGCAATAGAGATGTACTCAGATAAACATGCTCGTATTCACTCAAAAGAGAAGTGTGACTTTGCAGCACCAAAAATATCGCTGACAAATTCAACTACAAATGATGAACTGTTTGCTTTGCTGGTTGATACATTAGATGAAATGAAAGCAATGGCAACTACTCTCTCTCAGTCAAAAGATATGACTTATCAAAAGTTACTTACTAACTCATCGGAGATAGCTGGATATATATCTAAGTTTGGAGATTTAAGTGCAAAATATGGGAGCTTTAAATAATGGATGATTTTAAAATAAAAATCTTAAAAGATGGTTTTCACTTTGACTATGAAATATCATTTGAAAAAACTGATAGTTTTACTCAAAGAGTTCTACTGACTCTTAACACTTGGAAAAATGAGTTTGCATACGATACAGAGAAAGGCATTGATTATCATCATGTTCTAAGTAACAAGATTCCAGCTCGTGCCTTAGAGTCTTTTTTCTTATCTTCTCTAAAAAAACAATTATCAGACTTTGATACTTTTGATAATTACACTCTTGATTATGACAAAACTGAACAAACAGCTCACATTAGCTTTAGAGCTTACTCGACTACTGGCGAAGTTGTTGAGATAAAAAACTTTGAGATATAAAGGAAAAATATGTTTGATGAAAAAGGTAACTTAGTAATATCAACACTTAGTGAAAATAATGAGCTCTACCAAAAAGAGTATGAAAAAACTTTTGGACTGGTGGATATTGCTCCATCGTCTGCACTTGGTTCTGATCTAGCAATAACTGCTGAGATGAAAAAAATATCTGATGAGTTCACTCAAAATGCTTATATGCAAAATTCTCCATATGAAGCAACTGGCGAGGGCTTAGACAATCTTTGTTTTCTTGCAGGTATTACAAGAAAAATCAATGAACACTCGGTGTGTTTAGTAACTTTTAGTGGTGCAAACGACATCGTTATATCTAAGGGTACTGCAGTTAAAAATTCTTTAACAGATGAAGAATTTTTGACAAACGAGCAAGGCATCATAATAGATGGAATATTTACAGTTTTTACAACTTCTGTCAATGCTGGTCGCATAGTGTGCAATGCTAATACTTTGACATTAACAGACCTCGAAAATGTGACTGTTAGTAATCCTCAAGATGGCTTCGTAGGTTTTTTAAAAGAGAGTGATACCGACCTGAGAAAACGACTAGAAACATACTCTAATTCATTAAATCCTACAGAGAATTTAATGAAGCAACTTCGCAACCTACGAAATGTAAAATATGTAAATGTAGAGTCAAATAAAGAGCTTGTAGCCGATGCAAATGGAATACCAGCTAAGAGTTCATCTATCATCGTATTAGGTGGAGAGAGCAAAGCCATAGCCAACGAAATACACACTAATCTTATATCTGATAAAAAGCTGGTAGGAACTACAAGTGAAGTAGTCGTTGAGAGTTTAACAAATAATGAATATGTATATTATTTTTCTAGACCTGACCCAGTACCAGTTACAGTTGAAGTTACAATCACAAAAGATGATAGTTTTAATCCTGATGATGTAGGTGTTATCAAAGAGTCAATACTAGACTTCTTTTCTGATAAATTCTCAATAGCAAATGATGTACTAATTGACTCGCTATATATTCCAATTCAGCAAGACTATAATAATAATAATCCTTTTTTTAGAGGCATAAACCAAGTAGCAATAAAACTTGACAATGCATCTGTAAATATACCGATAGCCTACAATAAGTATGCAACTTTAAACTCTGATGATTTAATTATCATTGTTGTGTAAAAAGGCTATACGATGGATATTCAAGCAGTAGCAGTTTCACGAATAGCTGAACCTTTAAGTCGTGGCGAAAATATTAAAAAACTTCTTTCTCTACATGTAGGAATCTATGAAGATCAAGTGGAAAAAGCAATGACTCTTCATGACCTCAAAAACATAGATAAATCATCTTCAAACTTTTTAGAATGGTTTGGTGTGCTAAAAGGTATTAAAAGACCAAAGACTACAATTAATAATGAAGTTTTAAACCAGTTCCTAAATGTAATGACTCCTGATAGATTAGGCTTTAGTGATATAGATATATCAAAGCCTTTATATTTTAATCAACTGAATTATTTTAAAGTTGGAGATTTAGAGTTTAAGAGAATAATAAAAGCATTTTGTTATCTGACAAATTTTAAGGGAACTGTTCCTGAATACTCATATATATTTAAAGAGCTCTTTGGTGTAGATGTTCAAATGAGACTAACCGATACTCTAGAATTTATCATAGAAGATACAAATACATTAACAATAGATGATATTTTAATAGTCACTTTAACTCCGGAACTTGAACAAACTAAAAACGCATTCTTTAAATCTCCCTACTCTCTTTTTTCCTTAAACTTCATTAATATTGAGGGAACGAAGCTAGACTTCACAAATGATGTAACGACTTCATCATTTTACTTCTCTTTTTAAAGGAAAAATATGAATCCATCTCTCTTGGAATACTTCTGTAAAGACGGACAAAAGGATGAAATCTCAGCAATACTTGAAACTGCTGGTTGGTCTCCTGAAAATCCAAATATAAACGGATACCAGTTAAATACAATCTTTAACCAAATCTTCTCTCAACTGAACTACTTAAAATCAAAAGGTTTTAGTTTTTGGCAAGATGACAAACCTTATGTAGCTACTGCAAACGACATAGATATTGTTAGACAAAATAACAAAATCTACTTTGCAAAACAAAACTCAAATACTGACTTATTAACTCCAAAAGCTCCAGCAACTAATCCTGACTTTTGGGGTGTACTTTATGATTTAGATAAATCTCTAGATACTACTTATGCTCTAAAGACAGAATTATTGTTAAAAGCAGATATAGAGAAAATAAGTAATATATTTGAAAAGCCTAATAAGAATGTTTTATTTACAAAGTTTTCAGCAACTAGTTTTATTATTCCAATTGGCTTTACTATAAGAGTTGGTACTACATTAAATAAGTTGACTTCATCATATACATTAAGTTTAGATACAAACCTAGATACTGGTGTTAAAATAGCTGGTACAGATTATTATGTTTATGCTAAAGCTGATAGCACTTTTTATATTAGTGCTAATAAAGCCATAACTGCTGATAGGTTAATAGGTGGTTTTCATTATAGTTTAATCCCTGAAGCTGAAGCATTAACTGGTAACAAAACTGAAGCTGATATGGTTGCTATTCGTGGTATTAATCAGTACAGTTTTTGGGACTTGAAGTTTCGTCCAGTTGCTAACCCTGAGGGTATGGTTTTTGTAAATGGTCGTTGGTATGACATCTATCTTTTAAATAGTGAACATATTACAAATGGTTCTTCAAAGGCTGGAGCGGTTATCGCTGGTGGAGTTGCAGATACTACAAATTATCGTGCTATTCCTAAAATACCTTTAGAGTTCGGTGGAGATGGTGCTACAAACTATGGTAAATTCACTTGGTTTCAAGCGTGTGAAATTGCAAAATCTCACGCCAAAGAGCTTATTCCTTATTCGGAATTTCCAACTATCGCGTATGGGGTAACAGAAAAAGTTTCTTCACAAACAAACGCTTATGAGGTTGTTATAGGAAAAATTGAACATTATTCAAATCTTACCTCTAAATATGGAATTGAACAAGCAACGGGTACTCAATGGTTATGGGGTGCAGACGTTGGCGGTAACAGAAGTGGAAATTCAACGGCGTGGGCTTGGAGAACGGGGCTAACTGATAATCGTGGTGATATTTACTCATTACATGCCAACCATATCACAGCGGTGCTTCTGGGTGCGTATCGTGGCAATGGTGTCCATGCTGGTTCTCGTGCCTCGAATTGGTACAGTTATGTTTGGAACTCGAGCTGGGACATTGGTTCTCGTTTCGCTTGTGACCACTTGGAACTTGTGTAACGAACGAAAGTGAGTGGATTATGAAACAGACCCCTAAAAACTTAATTATCATTGAAAAATATGAAGAGTTCGTAAACTATACTTATCCAGTATTACAAAATATACCTAGAAAACATGGTGTAGTTAAAGAACGAATTTTACTTATTATCTTTGAACAAGTGGAACTGTTTTATAAGGCTTTAAAGTCGGGTCAAAAATCTAAGCTTTATGAAGCTGATGCAAATTTAGCAAGTATTAGATTTTATCTAAGATTTTTAGCAAATGATAAAAGAAAACTTATAAGTCAAAAGCAACATCAAACAGCAAGTATTAAACTTGCAGAGGTTGGAAAGATTTTGCATAGTTGGATTAAGGGCAAACAAGATAGCGGTGCTTCTGGGTGCGAATCGTGACAATGGTGTCAATGCTGGTTCTCGTGCCTCGAATTGGAACAATTATGTTTGGAACTCGAACTGGAACATTGGTTCTCGTTTCGTTTGTGAGTATGTTTAAGAATTTTGCTCTCGTGAGTAGTCAAGGCTTTCACGGAGCGACCTTATTAATTATATGGTCAGCTTGTTTGTCCTACTTCGGTAAATACATTGAGAGGTTTGTAAAAGTTAGAGTAGCTTTAATAGTGAAAAAACAAGACAACACACAAAGGTTAATAATGGGAAGAAGATATAAACATCTTTTTGAAAAAATAGTTGATATTGACAATCTAAGACTAGCATATAAAAAAGCCGTAAAAGGTGGGAATAGATATACAGCTGGACACTTAAAGTTCAAAGAAAACTTAGAAGCAAATCTTTTTCTTTTACAGGAACAATTAAAGAGTGAAACTTATGAGCATGGTAGATACCATACTTTTAAAGTGTATGAGCCTAAAGAGAGATTGATAGCTTCACTACCTTTTAGAGATAGAGTAATTCAACATGCTATAAATAATATAGTTGAACCTATATTTGAAAATATGTTTTATAAAACTTCTTATGCTTGTAGAACAAATAAAGGCACTCACAAAGGTGTTAAAGATGTTCAATCAAAGATAAGAAAACTCGCAAAAAATGGAACTGTTTATTATCTAAAAATGGACTTTTCAAAATATTTTCATTCAATAGATTTAAAGATATTGTTTGTTGAAATTGAGAAAAAAATAAGTGATAAAAAAGTTCTTGTTTTACTCAAAAAATTTGCAAGTGATAATAAAGTAGGTATTCCTATTGGTAACTTATTAAGTCAATTATTTGCAAATATATACGGTCATATTTTTGATAGGTTTATCAAGACAAAAATCAAAGCTAGGTATTACTTTAGATACATGGATGATACTGTAATTTTATGTAATGACAATTTACATTTAAGACGAACTCAAAAACTGCTGAAAATATTCAGTAGATTGTACATGAAGCTAAAGTTTAGTCATTGGCATATTAGTTCAATAGTTAAGCCTTTGAACTTTTTAGGTTATAGAATTACGAGTAATTACAAACTCATAAGAAAAGATAGTGTTGTTCGTGCAAAGCGAAAAATTAAGAGATACAAAAAACAAAATGATGTAACTAAGTTAAAGCTATTTTTAGCCTCGTGGAGTGGACACTTACGGAGTGCTGATAGTTGGAACTTAGTTAAATTTATAAATCAAGAGGAGCAATTATGCAAAATGAAATTACAGTTAGTCCATTAGTGGATATATTGAGTGAACAACTAGGGGAACAAGTTGTTATGAATGGGGATAAGTATGTTTATCACGCTGGGCTTTTACCAGTTAACCAAAATGATGTAGATGTAGCTTTGTTGGAATATCAATCTTTAATAGAGACTAATAGTATAGATTTTTCAAAAACTTCTCTAATGACTTTATGCGATAAAAAGCAAGATGAAGTTCAAAAGCTAGTTCTAGGTTATAAAGCTACTCCCATGCAACTTGAAAGATACAAAGATAAATATGAGAGAGCTAAAGCTGGAGAGTTTGACCAAGCTTTAAATGATTTGATTATTTTAAATCACGAGCAGTATTTAACTACTATGAGAAATCTTGTAGATTTGATTGAATACTTTAGAAGTGAAGTTGATGACATGATAATCGCTGGTTCACTTGACCAAGCAAATGAAGCTATCACAAAAGCTGAACTCTTCGATGAAACAACCACTCTAGATAATGCTAAATCTCTTCTTTTAGAGGTTAAAAATGCCTAATAACTTCACAGAACTAGACAAACTAGCAACCATAATAGCATTAAGTGCTGGTATGTGGGGTGCAATTTTGAGTTTCTTTCGTAGAGATACAAAGGGGTTTAGTATAAAAAGAAAAATACTAATGTTCATCATGGATATGTTCATAAATGTAGGGTTAACAATGCTTACTTATTTAGGACTTGTAGGCTATGGAATCAATGATCTTTTAGCTGTTGCAATAAGTGGATTTTTCGGACATCAAGGTGTACGGTCTTTTTACTTAATGGAGCTCATCATAACTGAAAAGCTTGGAGCAAAAGCAACTTTTACAGAGATAGCAGAGGGTAAAAAAAATGCAAAAAAATAAAATACAATTATTCGCACCTCAAGGTTACACTAAATTAACTCCTAAAAAGAGAAAAGAAATTTGTAACGGTTGCGGTGCTAAAGGTGGCATTCCAGTTCCTAACACTTTTTGGGGTTTAGATATTTCTGAAGCTTGTAACATTCATGACTATATGTATTATATGGGTAAAACTCATGCTGATAAGCTTCAGGCTGATAGAGTGTTCAGAAATAACCTTTCACGCATTATAGAGGCTCGTACTTCGTGGGGCTTCTTAAAGAGGCTTAGACATAGACGAAAAAAGACTTATTGTCTATTTGTTGAAGAGTGGGGCGAAACTGCATACTGGAATGGTAAAAATAGACCTGAAAACATGCTGGAAGTAGCATGAGAAAACTAATCTTCATAGCAGTCTTAACTTCTCTTTTTATAGGCTGTTCTTCAATCCCACAAAGCGAATATGAGTATATAGATATTCCAAATCAAACTAAGGAAAAATGATGAAAAAAATATTAATTGGATGTATAGTTTTAATGGCTATGGTTCTTGTAGGTTGCTCGGCAACTGATAAAGCTTACGGAGTAGCTAAAGCTGGTTATAAAGTTGGCGAAGCTGTTGTTGATGTTACTGGTTATGAGAGTGAGAAACTTTCAAAGGTTCACAAAGTAGCTAGTTCATACGATGAAGCTCGTACAGTTGTAAGAGATACAGATGAAAAAAAGCTGGATGCAGATACTTCTCCAGTATCAGAAAACTAGTAATGTGTCGGTGGTAGATTATGGGTGATTTAAGTAAAAATTTAAGCAGACATGAGTTTGCTTGTAGATGTGGTTGTGGATATGACACGGTTGACTTCGGAACGGTTGTTATGATTCAAGGTGCAGTAGACCACTTCTCATCAAAGTTTAATGCACCAGCTAAAGTTGACATTAGAGGTGGAAACCGATGTAAAAAGCATAATGAGTTTGTTCAAAAGAAATATAATCCAAAGTATATAGCTTTTAGTTCAAAAAGCACTCATATGGATGCAAAGGCTGGAGATATTAAAATCTTTTGTTTAAAAGGTGGAGACTGGATACAAGTAGACCCTAATGAGGTTTATGATTATTTTGATAAAAAATATCCAAAAAGTGCTGGTGTTGGTAAGTATCATAACCGTACCCATGTAGATAGTCGAAATAAAAAAGCAAGGTGGACAGCTTAAGAAAGTAGCAAAATGCGAGGGTACTCTCTAAGAGAGCGTTCCTCCATGCAGAACATGAAGACACACAGCAAAACTTTGACCCTCGCTGTGTGAGCTGGAATAATATCTAAATTATTATTAATCAACAAAGAGGGAATAACTTGAAGAAAAAACTTACATCTGCATTTGGGTGGATTGGCGGAAAAAGCAAACTCGCAAATGAAATCATAAATATGCTTCCTGAACATAAATTATATATAGAAGTTTTCGGTGGTGCATTAAATATATTATATGCTAAAAGAAAATCAAAACTTGAAGTTGTTAATGACATCAACTCAGAACTAATCAACCTACATAGAGCCATACGAAACAATCCTCAAACTTTACAGATGTACATGAAACACTTGCTTATATCAAGAGAGATATTTGATGATATAAAGCATGGTAGAATGAAACCTAAAAACAACATAGAACGAGCCTCTTTTTATCTGTTCCTACTCACTCAAAGCTTTGGAGCTAAACAAGATAACTTCGGCATGAATGCAAAAGGTATGACCTCTCCAGTAAACATATACAAATCTTACATGAAGTGGTCACATAGATTAAGAGGTGTTACTATTGAAAACAAATCCTTTGAAGATTTAATCACGACCTATGATAATCCTGATGCCTTTTTTTATTGCGACCCACCATATGTAGAAACTGAAAGTTATTATAAACATACTGGAGGTTTTGGAATCAAGGAACATACTCTTTTAGCTTCTTCTTTAAAGGCCTCATCTGCAAAGTTTCTAGTGAGCTACAATGACCATGAACTCATAAGAGAGTTATATAAAGATTTTAATATCTTGGTTACAAAAGAGATAGAGTATACACTAGGTAAGAATGCACACGGTAAAGCGAAAACAGTAAGAGAGATTTACATCACGAACTATGAGGTCAAAAAGAATCTCTTTAGTATGTGACAGTACAGGCTACAAAAAGTGTGAACAATCGAGCAGATAAAAGTGTGACCGACCGGCAACAAATATCTCAAGCACCAACAAAAATAACGATGGGTGATGAAGTGTGATTTTGCAGCAGAACTTTTCTGTGACTGGGCAAGGCATAAAGAGTGTGTCTGCAGTATCGCTTTTTAAAACGATGGCAGCAGCTTAAAAATGGTTTGCTAATTCTAGACCAAAGTTCTCGGTCATATTTGATAAGATAAAGTTTCTTTCATCAGCTGGGAGCTTCTCTAGGTTTTTAATCCACCTATCAGATTTTCTTTTTATTCGCTCTCTTTCACGAAACCCTGAACCGATATAACTGTAATCATGTTTGATATAATCATCAGGATTGAAGTTACACCAAAGAGCTTCAGTTCTCACACCTTTACGAGTCATAGCATTAAAAGTGAATAAATTCCACTTATCTCTGTTCAAAAGCTTTGCATACAGTTCTGACTCATAACCACTCAACATGACAAAGCAAGGTAACTCATCAAGTATCTTTATGAGATTAATATGGTCGTTATCGTTGTACTCATATTTGTATAAATCTTTTTTACTCTTTCTAGTTTCAAATACATAAGGTGGGTCAACATATACAACTTCATCGCCTTTGAAGTTATATGATTCTAAGAACTCTTCACATTTTCCATTTATGAGAGATATCGTATCATCATCTTTAGCGATGGAGTACCTTTTGAATTTTTCAAGTGATGCAGTATCAATTTCTATAGCGATGGTGCACTCGCTTTTCTTTTTTCTTATGAGGATATTTCCACCACCAAGATGAGTCTCTATATAAACTCTATGCTTTGGCATTTTGTTAATGATTTGTTGATGCACACCACTAGCCCCTTTCCCACCGTTGTAGTTCATTATGCACTTTCTCGTTTTCGTTGAGCTCTTTTCCTACAACTAGAATCGTAATACTTTTTACGACCTATCAAAACTCTTTTACATCCACATGGACATCTTTCATGTGAGTCAGCTGCAGAACTTTTATGTGACGGTCCCTGGTCAATAGTTTGTGACATGTTGGTTGCGATTTTAACTGCATCTGCTAAAACTCGACCAATTACAAGAGGTACTCCATTTCCTACTGCTTTTTTCTTACCAGCTACATTAAAATCAGGTAAATCAAAACTATCCTCTAATCCTTGCAAGTAACAAAGCTCTCTGAAGCTTCTATCATCACTAGCTAATGCACATGAGTTCTCAACTCCCTCCATACTTCCTCTTGGTATGTCTAAATATAAATCATCTTTAGAACCAAACTGAATATGTCTTAAACGACTTGTATCAGAATACCAACCTTGATTAATATCTATTCGCTGATGAGAGTAATCATCTATTACAACATCAGGTACACCTTTGACATTTTCAAGTAGCCACCAACTCGGCTCGGCTTCCTTAACTACTCTCATAAACTCATCCACCATCTCAAGCGAGTAAGTGCCTTTATCTCTTTTGAGTGTGCTAAAATCTTGGCAAGGAGAGCCTCCTATAATTCCATCAAACTTATTAGCTATCGCTTTAAAGTTTCGTATGTCTTGACCCAGTATCAAATCTCCAGCAGATACAACACAAAAACCAGCTTCTTTAAAAGCTCGGTCTAATAATCCAATTCCACTAAAGAGGCTTAGAACTAACATGATTCTATTGTTCTCTTAACCAGTCGGCTAGTCTCATTTCAGTAATATTATGTTTTTTAGCAATTACATAAAACTCTTCTTCAAGTTCATAATATGCACTAATGAAATCTTCATCGTAAAGCTCTGTGTTAAGTGCTTCTTTATTTTTCAAGAACTGCTCATTATCAATCCATTGTTTTATAATAGTGATGCAGTCCTGACTAATATCATATATCACAGCAGTTTCACGAACATTAACAGTTCTAAGAGTTCCTACAATATTATTAAATAAATCCATAGGGTTCATCTTTTCATTTTCTGCTATTTCTAAAAGTTCTTTTGGTAAATTTTTCATATTAATCCTTTAAATAGTTTTCGTCATGTCTTTTACAAGCTTCTTGATAAGTTTCTTTTTTTCTTTTTCTTATTAATTCAGCACAAAACTCTTTTACATCTCTTATAAAATTTTTCTCATCTCGAATTTTAGTTTTTTCGGATAAAGATAATTTCACAGTTCTCTTTTTTACATCATCCATCTTATACACTCCTCGCCATTCGTCCACCACTCTTGACAAACAATATCTCTAAAACATTTATCATAGCTTTCATTACATAATCTCTTTTACTGTTAGGATACAATTTGAGCTCTTCTTTAAAGGCTTCACTCAGCTCATCATCTTTTAGCTTGATTTTGCCCTCTTTAAGAAGCCCTACAGCATAAAAAGCTGATAAACCTATATTTGTACTCTCTTCAACTTCTTCGACCTTGTAAGGCTTTAATTCTTGCTTTGCTGTTTTAGTAATAATACTCTTTGGAATATATATCTTTTTAGATCTATTGAGCTCACAAAAATCTTTTAATGAAGCAAAGAAACTATCTGCATCTACACTCTCTTCTTGATAGTCGAGAATGACTGCATTTTTACCCTCTTTTCTAAATGCTACAAAGACAATAGGCTCTGATGTATCTTCAGGGTTGAACGAAATAGTTGTAAAGCTCTTCTCATCCGATATGCTCTGAGCAGTAATATCAAAGTGTTTATTTTTAAAATATTTGCCATCAGCACTCTGTGGCTCTTGCATAAGTTGAGTCCAGTAATAATCAGGGTCATTCTTTTTCTCTAGCAATAGGTCTGATATTGGATACTCTTTACTAGATATAGGTTTACCATTTATCTCAGCTGGTATCTTTAGAAGTTTTGCAGTTCCATTTTCAAACCATTCAGAATAAAACTCCATTAAGAAACCAGTTGCATCTAGTTTATGAAGTCTTTGCATGATTAAAACAATAGGTACTAAGTGATTATTTTTTCTATTTAAAACAGCACTTTTAATCGCTCTATTTGCAGATGCAATTTTAATAATACTGTCCTGAGCTTTGTGAGGGTCATCAAGACCAAGAAAACCATTGAACTCATGAATATTCTCTTTACGACCACATCCAAAACCAGTAACCTGACCAAGAGTAGTCTGTGCAAACAGTCCACCATCCTCAGAGTTTGAAAAGTCTTCTTTTTCTCTTTTATAGGTTGCTTTTGCTCCCTCCATAACTTCAGGGATTTTAAAAATCCTTTGAGTAGTTGAGTACATACGATTAACCAATAAATCTGAATAAGTATAGTAGTTATTATAGACTCTAGCATTCTTGTAAATAGTCCATGCATTAAAGTAAGTAAGTAATATAGTTTTACCAAGTCTCGGAGGGATATTAATAATTAAAATACGATATTTAAGTTGATAAACATTTAGAAGTTCAGTAGCTATTTTTTTATTATAACCATGCCACTCAAATTCAGCATTATTTAATCTCTTATGTACAAAGTTGACAAAGAAAGTGAAATCTTTGTCTAACTGTTCTTGAATATCTAACTGTTCAAACTCATCAGGCTCTTGGCTCATTATTTAACTCTCTCGATAATATCACTCTCATCATATACTGTCATAGCACCACCATTATTATTTATAAATCTTACTACATAACAGATACGATTTTTTGGATATATTTCTATTCTTTCAATTTTTGCAACTTCAACTTCTTCTATCTTTTTAGTTGCTTCCATATTTCCACAACATTCACACTCTTGTGGTAAATGAATTGTTCTTAAAATATTAACTTTATCGTTAATGTCATATAGTGTTTTTATGTCCATAGTAGCTCCTTGATAGGGTGCAAAAAGCACCCATTAATTAAAAGACTTTAGAAGCCCAAACCTCAATCGTATTCTCAAATCTCTCAAAAAGAGTATTTGCTGTTTTTATCATCTTTGCCATAATGTAGCCTTTTTGCTATAATACGGAATGTTTAAAATTGCTCGACCAAAGTATTTTAAATCCGTAACTGGTTAGCTCTCACGAGCAACTGGTTATCTCCTCTCTTTTTTAAATTCCCTATTGTGATTCAGCAGCAGAACTATTCTGTGACACTCATCTCTTCAAGAGTCTTTTTAACTCTTTGATTTATACTCATTCTCATAAATGTTTGAGGTTCCATACTCAAGAACTCAGCACACTTCACAATATCAGCATACTCAGTATCGCTATAGCCTACTGGTCTATTTTTCTTTTTTTCAGTTGGTGCAACTTTTCTCCGACCAGCTTTGCCCTGAGCTTTTTCTTTTACTGGCTCTTTAACCTCATCAGCTGACTCATAAGTCTTGATTGAATGGTCTTTGTTTGCTTTGCCTAATATCTTATCCATAGCTGTATTTTTATCTTTCATCGTTACTCTCCTATTTCTCTTTTAATGTAGTTCACTAATTCAGTCCATTGCTCCATGATTGAAGCTGACTTTTGATTTTTTCTTTTACCATAAGCACTTCTAAGAATTGGAGCAGAACTAAGATAGTCCTCAATTCCTAATCCCATATCCATAGAGTTGTTAAATAGCTCTGTTTGCTTTAGTTCAAAGAAAGCTTTGATATTAAAGTCTTTCATGCTCTCTTGGATATGCTTGAAGTCATTAGGCTTCTTAGTTTTAGTAGCAATAACAATAACATTGTCATTGTATTTAGATAGCTCATCAACTGCACTAATGCTTCTCTTTAAAAAGCTGATGTGATTAACAACTGGGATAATAACCAAGTCACATCTCTTAATTATAGAGATAGTTCCAGCTTCAATGTATCCACCTAAGTCAATAACAGTATTAGGGAGCTTAGTGAAGTCCAACTCTGCCATCTCGCTCACTGGCATTACTCGTGCATTCTCATGTATCTCTTCAACTACATCATCATCATTAGTAAGGATAATACTATCTGTAGCCTTAGCAATGTTAAGACTTATCGGTGTTTTTCCCGTACTTCCTTTTTTACCAGCTATTACAATAACCATTTTCAATCTCCTCGACCTCTATTAATTTTATATATTATAATTAAATATATATTAAAATTATATTAAATAATAAACAAATATTAAAAATTATTGTTAATAATAAAATATAATAAACAATTATGTTTTTTAAAATAAACTTAATAATATTAA